GATTTACCCGGCGTTGGGTCGAGGAAGTGGCTTAATATAGCCGCTCTCGGTTTAGCTAGAATGTCGTAGTTTCCTTAACAGAGCAATCTTGCTCATTCTATAGAGTCATACTTATATGGCATTTTCTCCTTCAGGTGTAATAACTGGTGGCGCGCAGAGTGGATTCACATCCCCTACGTATACCATCACGTCCGACACCGCTCCTGAGTTCGCAAAACAATGGACTGTAACCGCAGTTGGCGGCACACAGACCGGCGTTCTTGTTCACTCGATTGGGAATCCCTTCACCTTCATGTTCTCACGCGACCGGGTCTTAAAAAGCCTGGGCGCCGCGAACCCGGTGACGGGGGTTATCCATCCGGTACCGCGGAATGTTTACCGCATGAACGTACGTAAAGGCATCTTGCCCTACACGGACGCTCCTGCTCTGCCGGCCATCGCCCGCTTGGAATTCAGTATTCCTGCAGGTGGTGACTTTACAGATCCGGAGAACATTCGCGCTCTTGTTAGTCTTCTGAGTGGACTCCTGTCCAGTCAGTCGTCTGGTATCGGTGACCTGTTGATCAACGGTAGCCTCTGATAGTGACCTATGGAAACTTCATTCAGTGAAAGTTCCCAGTGGCTTATTACGCATCGTTTTGACAACGACGGTACTTCTGTCGGCCATCCACGTCTCAACCCTAGGATCATGCTTAAGTTGTATTCTCGCTATCGGAAACTCCTCGGAGACTCCAATAGAGTCGGACGCAACTTCAGCGTTACCTACTCCAGTGGTACCACCAGGTACCTTATAACTGGGTCAAGTGGGATTACGCCTGCCGGGGATTCCCCCGGGTTCGCGTTCCCCTATGGTAGAGACTATCGATGGTCAGATTGCGTCCTCGGGAATTACTCCGAAGACATCTGGCCTGGCCGATACTGGCAAGAGGCCCCCTAGCCTGCAAAGGCGAAAGGGGTAATTTCAACATACCGGAGAAGAACTCGATGAACACTGTGTCTCAAGCTCTTTTAACAAACCTCAAAGAGGATTTGAAGCCATTTCTGTCTGATTTCGATCAGGTGGAACCATGGCCGGGGATGACAAATCGAGAATTTGCATGCCACGCGCTCTATCACAACCTCACGGCGAAACACCTTGAGGAGATAGAACCAACGGCGGATGCGAAAGCTCTCGAAAGTTTCTTAGCAAGCGACTCAGCTTGTGGAACTTGGTCCTTAGCCATGTCGTGCAGTAAGGAAGAGGTCCTAGTCGGCGAATTTAAACGCGCCGTCGATGACTTCTTTAATCCAAATGGGTTGCCTTTGGTTTCTACTCTATATGATCTCCTTGATCATGGAAAAGTGGGGCCTGGGTCTTCTGTTGGCGCTGCGGGAACCTCGCTTTATGCGAAGCTCTTCAGCGGCCCTTTGACGACAACAAGCACTCTTTTGTACGAAATGTACGTACGTTGGATACAGCATTCTCCTGAATGGACCGAGGCCGAAAATTGTCGGACGGACCATTATGGGGAGTGTACCATCGTGAGAGGTAGCAAGATCAGCTTCGTAGAAAAGAAGCGAACGATATCTAGGACTATCTGCATCGAACCCACGCTGAATATGTATTATCAGCTAGGGCTAGAGCACATTCTGAGAGAGCGATTGAAGCGTTGCTTCGGAATCGATCTCAGTGTGCAAGCAGATCGTAATAGAGAACTTGCTAGACTCGGATCTAAGAATGATGGTCTCGCGACCATTGATCTTTCCCGGGCGTCTGATACAGTCTCGCTAAGGATGTTAGAGGAGTTACTACCTCAAAGCATTGTTGGCGTCCTTAAGGCCGTTAGGTCTGAGGAAGTACTGATTGGTAGCGAGTGGCACAAACTGTCTATGGTTTCTTCGATGGGAAACGGTTCAACGTTCCCTCTTGAGACCATATTGTTTATGTGCGTCGTTTCTGCGTGTGCGCGCTTCCGCGGTCTTCGCCTTGTTAAGGGGAAGTCCATACGGTTACCTGGTAACTATGGAGTCTTCGGGGATGACATCATTGTCCCCGTCGAGATATCGCAAGATGTCTTGCAGCTCCTAAGTATCCTAGGCTTTAGCGCAAACACGGAGAAGACCTTTGTTAAGGGTCCCTTCCGTGAGTCCTGTGGTGGCGATTTTTATAATGGCCATCCGGTCCGTCCGATCTTTATAAAGGATCTGAAGGATCAGGGCAAACGTTATGCCGTCATTAACAACCTGAACGAGTGGTCAGCCAGAGTTGGCGTCCCTTTAACGAACCTCGTATCATACCTCTTAACGAAGGTTAAGTGGGTTCCTGTACCGTTCGATGAAAACGCTGAGTGTGGTATTAAACTCCCTTGGTCTATGGTCGCGACTAAACTGAAACGCCGGAATCATGGTAGCATCTGCTACCACCGATACGTTCCCAGAGGTCAAAGCTATAAATTAGGTGATGGGTTTCTGATCCCTCCTAAAGGTTTCAAGCCCCTCAAGTACAACCCTGACGGGTTAATAATTGCAGGCTTGTATGGTGGTATAGTTGGCGAGAAGATTCCGGTTAGGCTTAACCAGGTCTCTTAC